GGGAGTGGGAATGAAAGTTAAGAACAAGCCTTGACACAGTTTAAATTACACCCCCGAAATTACTGGCGTAGATGGGAGTACCAACTGGCCACGCAAGCAATTGCAAGTCTTCTCGTTCACGTAAGCCATCATAAGCTTCTCCTTGTAAGGAGTGAGGGCTTCCATAACGGCTACCTTCTTGTCGAGGTCACTATACTTCGCTTGCAACGCATCGTACTGGTCTCTCTGATTCTTGTACAGACCGAAGTCCGCATCAATCTGAGACTTGTACAGACCGAACTCAGCCTGCATTGCACGGCGGTTCTCAGCGTTGATAGCATCGTTAGCACCCTTATACATAGAGAACTTCTCAGCGATGTCTGTCTCGCGCATAGCGTAGAATTTGTTAGCGGTGTCGAGCTTCAAACCGAACATATCGGTAAGCAGCTTCACCTCATCAGCGCATTCCTTCTCCATTACCTGCAAGGCGGTTGGCTGATTGGAACTTGCGTTAGCTCCATAGGCGTTGATGTTCACGTTCTCAGGCATATTGCTGCCACCGAGTGAACCAAACACACTGCGGTTGTTACCGCCAAGCAACCAAGCACCAGCACCGAGTGCTGTACCGATGATACCAAGGGTAAGACCAGCATTGCCTGTTGCCTTAGAAGCATAATCATCGTGCTTCTTTCCCTCTTCGTAGATTTTCTTCTCTACGACCTTTGCATCTGTCATTTCCATAATACAATCTTTTGAAATCCTTAATATTAACTAACACTATTGTAACGTTACGGATGCAAAGGTACAAAGAATAGGGGAGAGCAAATATAACTCTATCACACTTTCTTTTAGTGGCTGATTATCAGAGATTTAAGGTGATAGTGGGTAATATCATTTTAAACCAATATATATTTTTGAAGAAATATTGTATATAATTTCTCCGAAATATTGTACTTTTAAACCCACGAAATCGGGGAAGTCAGAGTGACTGTTGCAAAAATTGCAACAGTCACTCACGCAAACTGAAACAAAAAAAAGAGAAGTAATCACTTACCTCTCTTTAACTTATAAGAAATGTTCAAAGTACAGATACAATCCTACTCCGAACCACATTGTCAACATCATAGTTGACACCGTTACCCAAGCTAAGAAGTACTTATTTACCTTTTTATATTCATAAGAAAGGTATAGATAAGCAATGAATGTGCTGTTGATGATTACTAGCATCGCTACTATAATCAAAGTACAAAACATATAATCCATACTCATATATGCTCGCTTATCCGTGCTGCGATAGGGCTGATACGTTATGATTTTCTCTTACTCTTAATGAAGTGAAGAATATCCCACTTCTTCCAATATCGGGTGTGCCCACGCTTCTTGCACTCGCCATTCGGGATTTCGCCCCTCGCCACCATCCTGTTAAGTGTAGCATCAGAAACGTGCAATTTCTCCTTGACTTCCTCGGTAGATAGCATCGGGTTGAGAGCATACGGCAGATAGTTCTCACAAAGGTCTTCTATCTCATCGCTACTCATTCCGCAAGCAGTTACCTTCTCCCCTCTCTTCTCTTGCTCGTCTGCTCGAAAACAAGAATCCGATAACGATTTTAATAACACTCCCAAGGTGTGATAACCAAATAACTTTCCCATATCATTATAATCTAGAGATTAAACTTTGACAGCCCTTGCCTGAGAAATACTTATCGGCAAAACCATATACATAAAATATAATGGTCATTACAAGTATTACAGCATTAGCTTCCACCATTTCGTTGGTGGTAAAAACATTCCAGTATACGATATGAATAGCATTTATCCCAAATAGGTAGATGATCATCGGAATACGCCATCTGTAGCAGAGCCAAAAGAATCTGCTCGCAATTATAAGTACAAGCGGATGGATGTAAACGGAAAAATAGATAAATGCTGCCGATACCCAATTCTCCTTAAACCATACGCACATTTCTTTTTCATGAGACGCAAATGTTACCATGCATGCAATATGAAAAAGCATGATAAACAGAGGCATCACTTCACAATAATACTTAAACCAAGTGAGTAGCTTTATGCTGTAGCCTCTACCTGCAAGGATAATGACGTTTATCATTTCGCTAACGTCCATGTCCTTAAACATTACTCTTGACAACTGTACAACACCGACTGATTGAACTAACCGATGGACTTCATCTTCTTCTTCTTTAGTCATAAGCTATTATATTTTAGTTGATTTAAAAGATTGATGCCGCAAAAGTACGTATTCTCTAATAAAAGCAATCGGTTTTTGATTAATTTTTGTGTTAAACTTTGTAAAAAGTAACAATTCGTAAGTTCCGTTACCGCTTCTCTGTTACCAAAATAACATAAAATGGTAACAAAATAGCGTTAGAACGAACAAGAATGCCATTCTAACGCTATTATTGTATCTACTATTGGAATTATCCTATCACCACTTCAAGGCTCTCCATATCGGCGAACTTCAAGCCGCAATCCTTAGCTGCCTTGAAAAGCTCCTTCTCGTCAACTGCCTCGATGGCTACCTCTACCTCCTTGTCGGCAAGTTCCTTGAAATACTTCTCGGTCTTCTGCTTCTGATTAAAGAAGTACTCATTGACCTCAGCGAACTTGGCTGAATCGTCCTTGGTGTATTCGTAGCCCTCATCGGCGTGCTTCTGTTCCAACTGCTGGCACTCCTGGAGCTTGCGCTGCATCTCATCGAACTTATCATCCTTCAAGCTCTCCTGCGCTTCCTCAACATCCTTGTCATAGGTGTCGGCTACGTGGCGCAGAGCCTTCATATTCTTCCAAACTCGCATAGCGGCATCATCGCTCATTGATGATGTCTTCAATGCCTTCAATGTTCTGTAGGCTGCAACAGCCTCGATTGTCTTAATCTTCTTCATTTTGTTCAATTCTTTATTTTTAAAATAATATTCTATTCTTTTTTGCAAAGATACGAAAAATATTCTGTATATGCAAGGATATAAAAGGAATTATTATAATACTTAAATTACTTATATTTTATTTCCATGTTATTCTTTGAACAACAATACTACCTACTGCTGGGTAGCTAGGTGGATTGTCTGAATGTACTCTCGTTCCTGCGGCACTACCTTTCTTCATAGAACCAGTAACTTTATAATTACTTACCTGTTTTCTTTCCTTCACGCCCGACTGATATGTAAAGGAGATGAAAGCTTCTATGGTATAATCTTGAGTAAGAACTCCATTTCCATCAAAAACAATATCAAATCCTTCTACAGGATAATTGTTCCAGCTTTCTCCATTTCCCACGTTTATCATTTGTTTGGTTACATAGACTGCTACAGTGAAGTGAACGGTGTAAGCTGCCGTCTTCTTGATTTGCAACGCAAAAAACACCTTACCCTCCGGCACGCAATATATCTCTCCATCACTCTGAAGCTTAGTGGTACAAATCAAGCCACTTACAGATATAATAGCATTCTTGACTATACAAGGTACTGCTGTAGCATAATACTCTTCGTGGCTATTCATGTGCTCTAAAACTTCATCAATAAGTCTTGTATTGCTCATCAGATTCGGGCATATCCATCTCGGTGCTGAAGTCTGCCTTTCTGTATTGGCATTTACCTCTTTGAATGTGGAACTGGATACACAGAGATACCAATTACTTACTCCCCTTACAACAAGTCCCAAACGATAATATCCATTATTAATATCGAGGATATTATTAATAGGTATTACATCTGAACCTACCATTCCGAGTGCTTGCCACGACTGGCTATATAAATCTGAGCCAGCCCATCTACACTTGAAGCTGGTATATAAGAGACTTGTACCTTCAAGGCTTACATTGAGGGCAGAGGAATCTGTCTTACCTGGTGACGTGCTGATGGTTCTAGTCTTGTAGCTATCCAATCCGATTACACCATTGTAGAATCCTCCTAAAGGGGCAGAGGTCTTTGCACTATACCCATCTGTTAATGTTTCATTGTTAACGAAATCGCCTAAACGATAGGGCGAACTGCTACCTCCTCTAGGTCTGGAATATGTCCATTCACTGGCAGCATCCAGTACATTTGTCAAGGAATATGTACTCAGGCTAAAAGATGAACCTCTCCGAAACTCATTGGTAAGTAATGAATTGGTGGTGAAATCCAGACCATAACGGCAGTTGGCTCTGTCTCGTTCTGTAATATTAAACGGCTTGGCTATGCTCATTGGCTTGTATTTTGCCCATTTATTGATATTGGCGGACTTGCACAATGTGGCAATATCATTACTCGGTTCTCCCAGCACCGACTTAACATCATCGATGGATATGGGGGGGTGATTTTTCCGTTATTTACACTCATATTTCTTTCTTTTTTATCGTTATACTTTTTATATCTACTACATATCGGGCATAATACCACTACTAAATGGGATAAGACCCTTTGTAACCCATACACCGTTGGCTATCACGTATATCTTATATGACTTGCCGCTGGTAAGATTTCTGAATGTTGCCGTTTTCGTTTCGCCTGCCTTCATCGTTCCTATGGTATTGTAGTATTCTCCTGTCACCATAGATTGACCAGCTGACGGGTCGGTCTGATATACGCAATATACGGTTACGTTGTTTACCTGACTGGCATTGTCCTTCAACTTCAGCGTCACGATAATTCTGCCAAGCTGCTCTCTTGCCGTAATCTGTGCGAAGTTGCTTGCAACAGCTTGTGACTGGCTGATGATGGAGAGCTGCTTGCCTCCTGCCAGATTTGGGATGGCGTAGCAAGTCATCTGGTGAAGGGTGTGGACGCTGGAATAGTTGAATGAGCAGAACATCGGGAAGGCAAGGTAATCGCCTACCTGAAGGGCATTCTTGGGCAGCGGCACTGTGAATGTTCCCACACTGGATGCGGTGGTGATGAACATGAGGGTGGACTTGCTCTTGTCGGTGATGATGTAGCCGAAGTACTTATCCTTGAATGCGGCGAAATCGAAATAGCTTATCTGTGAGCCATCTGCCGATACAGGATTGAACAGGGTGAGTATCTGATTGGTATCACTCTCACGGATGAACACGTTGGTGGATAGATAGTCCTTCACCTCGGGATTGGCATTATGGAAGTAGCCTCTGAAATCTCCAAGGCGGAATGGAGAAGACGCACCGCCAGTTGGCTTGTCATATAAAGTGCCATATCCATTATTAGCCTTTGAATATTCCGCTACAAGGTCTTTCCAGTTGTTCTTGCCGTTTTCTATCGTGATATTGATGCCGTAGTTGCCATCCTTCGCCTTATACCAATCTTCAGGAAAGGGTGATGGAAATACGGTAGGCTTATACTTCGCCCAAACATTTATCTTCGGTGACGTACACAGCGTGGCAAGGTCGCCGCTGCCTTCTCCGAAGAGGTTCTTCAGGTCGTCGATACTGACGGGAGCCGTTATTTTTCCGTTTGCTAATGCCATACGCTTAATCTTTAAAACTTAAAACACTAGGCAAGGCAGCTCTATAAGAGCCACCCTGCGTTAATACTCACGATACTTACTCTGCTGCCTCGCTAGCCATATTGGTAGCGATAGCGGAATCAACCTCCGCTATCAATACTGATACCTCACTGAGCTTGCTCTGAGGGATGCCGCTGATGTTGTAGATCAGCTCGCTGCCGTTGGAGCTAGCGTTCGCGTTGCCGAGATAGTTACCATTTGCATCACCATAGATACTCATATCGATGCTGTCGATGTTGCCACCCGTCTTGTCAACATTGTAGGTGATTTCTACTCGATAGCCGCCCTTGGTGTAAGTGGCGGTTGTCTGTTCACTCTTCTTGTTAATTTTTAAATTCTCCATTTTCTAATCTAATTTAATAAATTAATATTCTTGTTATCTAATCTCTTCTTGTTACTGCTGCCCTGCTTTCCGCTCAATCGCTGAACCTCTGATTCGAGGAAGACCACCCGAGCCTTCAAACTGCTGACCTCATCGCCCACCTGCTCGATAGCACCGAATGCCGTTGCAATCAGCTTCGGAGACCAATAGTTGATTTTGTAGTAGCCCTTCTCGTCAGTCTCCACGATGTCCTTTAAGTGAGGGTTGCACAAGACGTGCTGAGCAATCCAACCGATAGACCTTGTGTTGTCCTTCTTCCAGGCAAAGCCGAACGTGCCACCCATTGCCTTGATGATACCGAAGTAGTCCAGCTTGCGCAAATCCTGCTTCAGACGTATATCTGAGGATGAGTAGGCAGTGACACCTCCATGAGCAAGAAGCCCCCCTTCTGTTTCGATATTTACATTAGAATAAAACTTGGCGGTTGAGAGTTCCACCGATTTTGTATTCTTTCCGCTATCGTCAGAGGCGGTAAGGGCTACAGTCTTACCCATCACCTGCGTGGTATATCCATAGACAAGCGCACCTCTACCAATATCTACGCTATTCCAGCTAGCCATTGCTATCAACTGGATTGCCGTACCACCAGTATTTTTTCCATAGAGGTATGAGTTGTTGCTCATCGTGATGTTATCCACACCTGTAATGCTTCCGCTCACGTTAGCCGTACCGTTAAATGACTGCCCCCATAGCGAGCGTGCCGTTACAAGTTGGTCTGCTTGCTTCACGATGCCAATTCTCGTAGCACCATCAAGCAAGGTGTAAGGGCTATTCCCTGTGGTTGCTGGCAAGCTTTGAGCCGCAGAGAACGATGTATTTGTCACCAAAGTTCCTTGGCTTGCGAAATCGGCAGACGTGCGTCCTGTCTTCTTGATGATTGTGTAAGACAGACATCCATATTGACCTTGGCAATTTCCCCAAAGTTGAACATTGCCAGTTGCATTGTTGTAGTACACACGCAACCTTGAAGACATGTTTCCAACCAACTCACGCAAGGATATGCTAAAGCGGTATGCCCCAGAGTCCTTCGCTCCATTCTGACGGATTCTCAACACGACAACCGAATAGGTATCGTTATATCCGTTGGAGAAGAGGAACGTGAAACTTCTATCATTATTTTGGTTGTCTGTGACGGTAATGTCAAACAACTTCGCCCAATAGTGGGAAAGGCTTGCGGTGTTGCTGTTTACCGCTCCCGACCATACGATGTTGTCTTTGTGCCAACCATCGAGCAAATCCGCATTGAGGTTTGTCCATTGTGCGGTAGTCGAAGCTATGTGATTCGAGCCGTTGTAACCGAATTTCATACCTCCCTTGCCGAACTTCACCATTCCTGCGTTGTTGTTGTCAACGCCCATCAAGCCGATAGTGTTGCCAAAGTTACAATCACCAATGTAGCAATCATCGCCAATGCGCAATCCATTGTAAGCACCATTCAATGCGCTTGCCACAATCTTAAGCTGACCTGTGAGCGTTCCACCTGTCAAAGGCAAGTACTTTGCGGCGATGGCATCCACCTGTGACTTCGTATAAGCATCAGTAATGCCATACCCACTTATCGTTGTCGGCTTGCTTGTGAGTTCTGAGAAGGCAAGGCTGTTCTTGATTGCAAACGAGCCGAAAGCACCCTTGTTGCAATAGGCGAGGTTTGAACTTGTGCCACTATATGCTCCGTTCCAGTAAGCTATGAAGCTCATGTCAGGAATGATGTTGCCATCGATAGATGCGTTAGTCCATCCCGAAGTGCCCACCACAGAAAGGCTCTTCTTCGTGTAGCTCTTGGTGTAGGTGATGGCTGTTCCACTGGTGGATATGCCAGTCACGAACACATTGCTTCCACTTGGCTGAGTAACCGAGCGCAAGCCATCCGTAATGCCAAATCCCGACAAAGTGGTTGGCTTGTTGGTGATATAGCTCCACGCAAGGTTTCCTTGGAACGCCGTGAGAGCCTTGATGTGTGGAGCAATAAAGTAGGCATCGCCTTGGTTCGTCACGAACGAAAGGCTTGCTCCTACTCCTATAGTGTCATGGTCAGTATAAACCAATGCAGCCGATTGAACGCCACTTGCATCAGGGTTCTCGCTAGTTGAGAAAACCAATTGCGGACCGCCATCGCCATAGGACAGCTTTCCAGCCGACTTGATGTAGTTTGCATCGTTGCCATAGGTATATCCATAAATCACCAAGCGATTCTGCTCAGCCTTGTAGCTTGTGTTGACGGTGACGGTAGCCTTTGACAACTTCAAGATGTTGTCTATCTTGGTGATTCCTGTCAAGGCTTGCTCGGCACTGCTGCCCTGCACCCGTGTCGTTCCCACATAATGAGTATGGTTAGACAAGCTGAATGTGCTTCCCTTTGCCAAGGTCAAGGTATGCCCACTTACAGATGCAGCCGTAACCGCATTGCCCGAGCCTGTTACGCTAACGGCGTTCACACCGTCCGTGATACCATATCCACTGAGACTTGTAGGCTTTCCGCTGATGTTGCCCCAAGCAAGCTCCTCGGCGAAGGCAAGTCTCTTCCAAACCGTCCAGCCTGCTATACCGTCTCGCTTGCTACGATAATACAACTTGCCTACGTTGGTGTCCGTTCCGTCCGTCTTGGTTTGGCTTCCCGACCATGCCATACCAAGCTGACCACCGCCGTGTGTTCTGCTGACAACCTCCAAGATGTTTCCGTATGTAGTCGGACCACCGCTGTTGTAGTAAGGGCGCACGCTCAGACGGCTATTTGTGTATTGTGTAGCCGTGATAGTTTGATTCGCCCCCACGGTAATGAAGTCGTGCGTATGCCCATTGAGCGAGAATGTAGAGCCTTTTGTGAAGGTTATCTTTGTTCCACTCTTCGACACGCTAGTTACGGCATTGCCTGAGCCTGTGGTTTCAATGCTTGTTGCGCTACCACCCTCCAAGCTGGAGATACGAGAATCAAGAGCCTTGATGGAGTAGGCAGAGGCAATCTCACTCAGCGATTCTGATGTAAGCTTCAAGGCATCTGCATAGCTCTTTACACTACCATTCAACCCACCACCACCTGACGAGCCACTACCTTCACCATAGGCGGTAATGCCACCAGTAGCATAGAAGTTAGCTGCGGTTGTACCATCAGACTTAACTACTTTAATGGCAGTATTAGCTTTATCATAAACTAATCTGACATCACCAATTTGCACATAAACACCATCAGTATTAGCAATAGTTATACTGCCATTTACATCAGCATTACCATTCACGCTATTGCCCCAAAGCTTTCTTGTTGTTCCCCAATAAGAAGTTACTATGTTGGCAGTACCATTAAACGATGTTCCGTTTATAGTTCTAGCATTCTGTAATTTAGTAGCACTTCCAGCATTACCAGTAATTGAAGCAGAAGATGTAATGAACCCTGCTCCATTAGTAAGCTGATTAGTATTATTTGGAATACTAATAGACTTTACAGCAGAACCATTATAAGAACCACTACTATAACCGCTCCAAGAAAGAGCATTAGCAACTTTTGATGCAGATGCTACATTGTCAGTAACTCTAGCAAGTCTTACCCAAGGAGCAGCCCAAGCTGCATCATTACTTATCTTGCCTCCAGCTCTAGAACGGACATAAACTTCAGTAGTGCCAGCTTTTATAGCAAACTGAGTTTGCCACATATTAGGAGAAGTTGCCGTATTATTACTATCAGTATAAGACAGATTAATATAATGATGCCAACCAGCTTGTCCATTAGGATTAACATAACCATTCAACGTTTGATAGTTAGCAGTAGAACTAGCATAAGGTGCTGCAATATAAGACATACCCATACTATTCCCGTGTGTTGCAATATCGTTAAAATTGTTTCCAACACCACTAGGAAAAGCTCTTACTAAATTCAGTGCTTTAGAAGTTCCACCAATACTAATAGTAACCTTGTTTGCAACATCAGAAATACTGAAACCAGTAAACAAACCACTAGCGTGATAATTATCTACCATATCTGCGTTATGAGCAGTAGCTTCATTTTTAACCCAATTCTGAGTTGCATAAGCTGCGAGACTTTGATGTGTTGTGAGATAAGTAGCACCTTTAGTAAATGTAACTTTTTTACCACTTTTAGACACAGCAGTAATAGCGTTTCCAGTTCCGCTTACAGCTATCTCATTAACATAACTATCAAGGGACTGATGAGCAGTTAAGAATGTACCTTTTGTGAAGGTAATCGTACCAGTACTTGCATCATATGTTGCGCCTGTGAGGGCATTTCCGCCAGTTGGCACAGACACGCTGATACTAGGAACAGCACTTGCTACATTCTGAATCTCCGAATAGAGCTTTGCTACTGAGTATGCAGAAGCAATCTCTGAAAGGTTTTCCGTAGTAAGCCTGATAGCATCAGCATAAGCCTTGACAGAGCCATTGAGACCACCACCGCTTGATGATGATGCTCCAACACCATAAGCGGACACACCACCACTTGTGTAGAGGTTAGCCACCTCTTCGGTCGTAGTATTCGTAATCTTCAGCGCCTTATTAGCTGCATCATACTCCATCTTGATGTTACCAATGGAGATATACTTTCCACTAGGCACGATGATGCTTCCATTGATGTCAGCAGTGCCATTGAACGAATTTCCCCACAATTTGCGAGCATTCGTGAGCTGGAGAGCCTTCTTCGCTGAGCCGTTGGTGAAGTAGCCCTGCAAGGTGGTGATACTCGTCTTATTGGCGGATATGCCCGAAGCATTTACCCCTTCTGCCTTTTTCGCTCTTGCTACCTCGTCAGATATAGACTTGTTGATTCCGTCAACAATACCGCTCAAAGTGTCAGTCTGTGCAATATTTGCGAGGAAGCTCACTACCTCGTTCCACTTATTGATAATGCCGTCCGCAGTCTCCTCGTCAGTAGTCATAAGAGCATACCAGTCGTAGGCACTATCCCAAGCTGTCTGTTTTGCAGTAGTAGGAATAGAGTAACCAGAAGCAAGACTGATGGCAAACGTACCACTTGTTGTGATGGTCTTTGTTGCACAAGTCAAACCAGCAGGAAGAGTAAGACTAACAGATGTAACAGTACCAGTATTCTTTGTATAACCGCTATCGTTAGTAAGTTGGCTTACCTTCGTGATGCGGTCGGTGATTTCAGCCCACTTATGAGTGTGCGCACTAGGTGCAAACGTAGATGGTTTGCCAGTAATGTTATTCCAAGAGAGATTCAGACCGCCAAGTTCTGTGGCTATGTTGTCAATTCGGCTGCTGAGAGCCTTGATAGCATAGGCATTCGGAATGCTAGTCAAGTCCGCATCCGTATAGTTTCCCTCTATGATTCTCGCATAGCTGATTACGCTTGCATTCAAGCCGCCACCGCCTGAAACACTACTTGCTGCTCCGTATGCTGTGATGCCGCCTGTGGCATAGAGATTACCATCTATCTTGATAGCCTTGTTGGTCGCATCATACGTGAGCTTGATTCCGTGAAAGGAGATAGCACCCTCGAATGTAGCATCGCCCGATACACCAAGTTTGGAAAATGGTGCGTTTGGCTTCAGCGACACAAGGTCAGCAACGCTCGTTCCTGCACTTCCTGCCTTCCAAGTCGGCTCGAAGAAGGTGAGGTATGCGCCAAGATTCTTCTCACTGATGATGAAAGATGTAGGGTCTGCGTGAACCTTTCCGTCCACGTCCCACCAGATAGCCCCGTTGGCAAGGTAGCCAGAGCCATCGAAGCGGACGAGGGAGGTTGCAGGGGTAAGATTTCCGCTATTATAGTCCTTATCCACCATACGACCGCCCCACCACGTTGCGATACTCTTCTTTCCTCTATTCGGGTCTATAGCTCCATTGATACCGCTCTGAACGTTTCCCTCTGCGTCTCTCAAAGCGAGGAGTGTTGTCATCACAAGACCGCCATCAATGTCTGTAGTCTGACCGAGCGCATCCTTGATATACTTGTAGCCTGCAAGGTCGGTAATATTCTGCTTCAAGTCACCATAAATCTTGCTGGTAATATAGGCGTTCGCCAAACCCAGCTTGTCGTAAAATGCGCTGTATGCTGACTGGAAGTTGGTGAACTTCGTTCCGACAGCAGATACGATGGTAGCCTTGCCCTCAGTATTAGCCGCATTATATCTTGCCGAAATATCGGAGAGATACGTGACGAGTTCCGTCTTGGCAGTCGTGAGGGTAGTGAAAGCAGTATTAAGGTTGGTGAGTTCCTTGGTGCTCTTCAATACCTCTGCTCCCTTCACTTCATTGTACGATTTCTCGGCAGCTGCGAAAGCATCTTCAAGTCGCTTGGAATCCTGCGCCATAGCCGCAATCTCAGAAGGCTCTAGATAGCCATCTGTTACGTAGTTATCGAATGCCTTTTTGTTGTCAGTTACGGTAGTTCCTAATTTGCTGATGTCACCCTGCGCCTTTTCTGCCGCCTTCTGAGCCTTCTCTGCTGCCGTCTTGGCTGCGTTGGCAACAGTATCATCGGTGTACTTAACCTTCTTTGTCCAATCGTCTGCGCTAAATGAAGCATTGGTCTTGGTTGCCACGACAAGCTCGCCCTTGGAATATGCAACACCACTGAGAGTATATGCCGCCTCCAAAATCCAAAGGTCACGTTCCGCATAGGATGCAGGCTTGCTTACATAGATACTGGATTTACCATCTATCTTGTCAAAAACCTCAGTAGGTACGTCCTGCTTATCCCATTTCGTACCATTCCAGAAGAAAGTCTGGTTGTTGCTTGTGTTATACCACAAGTCTCCCTTGTGCTCCTTCTTCGCATCATCGGTAGTCCAGGATGCGCTCGGGTCAGAAGGCTGATACCAAGTCTCAGCCTTCTTGTCGAGCTGGTCTCGTATTCCATTCAAGCTTTCCTCTATGGTCTTGGCGAATGCGTTGAGGTCGGAATCGTTAGCCTTCACCCATTCCGATGATGTAAAGCTGCCAGTAGTTCTGCCCTTTATGCACACCATCAAAGTCTTGCCATCATCTCCGCCGCTAGCCCACAGGTCGCCCTCGTCATAAGGAACAGTAGGCTGAGAGGTGAAAACGGTACGCTTTCCATCTGCCGTGTCCTGCGCCTTGCTTGCTGCGGTCATAGCAGTGTTGATGTCGTTATCCTTGATTCTCGCCCATGCCGTACCCGTCCATCGGTATGTGTAACCTTTTGACGTATTGTAGAACAGGTCGCCAGCGTGCTGCGACTTCAATGTATCGGTAGTCCAGTCAGAAGCAGGCTTATTCTGAGTAGTAGGAGCATAGTTGTAGAACCATGTCTCCACTTTTTCATCAAGCTGCTCCTTGTAGCTAGCCATATCGTTTTTGTACTCTTCCTTGAAGGTATTGAGGGCAGAATCATCGGTGTACTTGGAAGCCTTAGTCCAGTCAGCGATAGCAAATGACGAACCTTTTGCCTTGGCAGTCTGGCAGCGCAGGATTTCATTCTTGTAGATGCTACCATCTGTAGGATAGGTAGCGTTTACCCAAATATCGCCCAACTGATAAGGCGGAATAGGTTGTGTGCTGAATACCTTCATCTTGCCGTCTGCGGTCTCCTGCGCCTTAGCAGCATCTGAGAGAGCCTTGGCAATATCGGTGTCCGTGATGACTGTCCACTTATAGGTACTACCATCCTTGGCAAAGCGGTATGCATTGCCCGTCTTATTGTCGTAATAAAGGTCGCCCAAATGGGTATCTTTTTCCTTGTCGGTAGTCCAACTGCTGGCTGGCGCATTCTTCAAGGTAGGAACGCCCTCGTAGAACCACGTCTCGATAGCACCATCAACCTGATTCTGAAGGTCGGCTATCACCTGCGAGTTCTTTATGAGATTGTTCACCTGCTCCTCGGTCAAGCCCTTTGCTGAGTTCTCTTTAATGTATTGAGACAATTCTTTACCATCCACGGTAGATTTGGCGGAAATCTTGCCTTTAACAGATACCTGCTTGGCTGCGCTGTCATACTTGATGTAGCTACTACCCTCATAGCCATTCTCCTTAGTAGGTCGGTCGCCCACATACATATCGCCATAGACGTTAAAGAAAGCCTTGTTGGTCTTCTTGTTTACACCATACTCTACGTATTCTTTGTTGGCAAAAGAGTAGCTATTGATGCCGTGATAGAGGCTGACGGATGGAGAATAGGTATCTACCGCAGAGAAGATAAGACAGTTCTGACGGTCAACATCGGTTCTGTTACCACACTGGTTGAGCACATCACCATTTGCAGGAATATCGCTTGCCGTAGCGCAATCGGTATCCGAGATGTCGATATAATGATACTTCTTTCCTTCCAACTCCACAGGTTCCTCATCACGACCGATTATCAAACGCCAGTAAAAGTGATTACCCACCTTATGGTAAGTGCCCTTGCGAACGTTGAATGACTCAGAACGCACCTGGTCGCCAATAGCGAAATCATTATCTACGGAATCACCTTCCTGCTCTGCTAAGAAATAGCAACGATAAGCCTTCTGTGATACATTATTATATGTCACAGTAACCTCTTCTACCTTATGAGCCACCACGCCTCCAGCAGGAGACAGAATCTCCTTACCACCGATGGTGGAGGTTTTCTTGATTACCAACTCCTCGAAGATAGCCTTCATTCTCACCTCCAGGTAATCTGTGATGAGATGCGAGCGACCTTCTGTATCGGGAGTCCACGAGCCTCCGTTCTCGGAATTGAAGTTACCGACAAGAAAACCACTTAAAAGCTTCTGAATCTTCTCCCAAGTGATAGTACCTTTAGCGGTGTCATCGTTTAATTTAGAGAGGTACATCTTATCTGCTATACCAGCATTAAAGCTATTAGCATTACTACTACCAACAATACTAGATAGAGACTTAACAGTTTCTCCTTTTACTGCATCAATAATCTGCTTTGTATCACTCTTTGTAACTTCCAACGAATTTACAAGCTCAATTTCAACTTCTGCCAGCTCATCGTTATCAACCTTTACTGAATAGTTGCTGACGAAAACTTTGTGACTAATAAGATTTCCATCGTTATCATAATCACCTTGTATCTGAATTGACAGTTTTGCATTCTCGTTTAGCTTGCTTGCAAAGTCAGGATTCTCTTGCAAGAATATGCGAGAAAACTTAACAGAGTAGTTAAATTGGTCTGTATTGTTTTCGCTCATGTGCTTGACAAGAGCATCATCTAGTCTTTTTTCTGCTGCCGTTACAAGAACCTTTGGTGGTTTGATGCCTGTGATGACAAACAAATCTCCCTTTTGCGGTTTAAAGCCAGCACTCGCGTTTGGCATTACGATACCTAATGTTGATGTGTCTTTCTGAACCGCAATCCATAACTCTTCTTTCGTTGAATCTTGGTTTGATTTGTTATCCTCAACGTATGTGTCGTTAAGAATATAATCACCTTTGCTATTCATTTTTCCATTATCTGACTTCAAATTTCCATTTCCGTCAGTAAGTACATTGTTATAGCACTTATTTTTTGTGCTATTCCAATAGCAGTCAATTGTAAACGAACAAGCAGGGCATCCGTTACTCTTAATTAGATTTATCTTTGCAGGTTCACTAGCCAAAGCATGTGCAAACAAGTCAAAGCCAAAATCTCCATTAAACTTATGTAGCTTTATATAGAAATAGTTATGAATATATTTTCCGTTACTATCCTTTACATCGCTATCTTCTTTATCGAAAGCAACATCTGCAATCTCTCCGAATAACTGTCCTTCCGCATTTACAATTCCCTTGATAGTTGGTTTTATACCATCAAAAGTAACAGTTCCTTGATGAGGATTTCCTTTCTTGTACAAGTTTACAAACTCGTAATATCCACTACCGCTTGGCAACTTGTGGGTGTTATTCAAAGCATAATAGAAACGCTCTGCACCTTTCGTGTTGCGATATATAGAAGGCATAAGTACCGATGATGGGGCTATCCATACTCTATCAGTAACAACTACCTTTGTTGCATTATCATCAGTTCCAGTATAAACCTTATTGAATCCGTATCTGTCACCTTCTTTTACAAATTGATAGTCGTATTCAATGCAATTTGCCTCGCTGATTACACTTACATTAATACCAGCATCACTGTAAGGAATGTACTTGTCTCCATTCTTCCATTCATATTCCGATTTTGACTCGTATAAGAACTCAACACTTCCACTAAAAGCTGCATTCCAACTATCCGCGCCATAAAAGTCATTAATGCCAGCACTATTTTTGTACACCTTGCATTTGTAAGAAAACTCAGATTCTATAGATAATGTAAAATCTCCATCCTCTTCAAATGTGTACGTGCTAGTACTACCAATACTCATTCTTTTAGAGATAGTCTTATATAATTCTTTTCCCTTGAATAAGTATATGCTCTTGACGGCATTTCCGACCTTCGTTATATAGTCTTTTCTAGAAACAGAGCTATTAAGTTCAAAGTCAAACCCTAAACTCGTCAAATCTATCGTCTGACCTTTTATCGCGCTGATTAAAATATCAAACGAAAAGATACAAGTAACTGTTGGGTTAGATTGACTATCAGCCTGCGTCAAGTTTGATGGGGTAGTAAATCTATCAAATGTCTTTGAACTTACATCTACACTTCCGTTATAATTCTTCCCATCCTTGCTTTTATAAAGGATGAGAGTATCATTATATCTTGAATCTTTAAGGAACTTTGATAATTCTACACTAACTTTATCCTTGCTGATATTCTCTGTATTGAACACTGCCTCGCCAAACTCATCATCATTAGGATAATAATATGGCAGGTTATCAGATGAACCGTAACCTGTTATCATATCAACTATCTTATAGTTCGCATTCTCCTTAGATACAGAGATAAGAGCATCACTACTACCATATTTAATAGGTGTATCGGTTAAGTCGTGCTGTACCTTGCCGACATGGCAAACGTTGCCATCCCAGTAGTAATCAAGTTCAAAAGTTGTGTTGACAAGTTGTAAAACATCAGTTAAATATTGGTCTTCAAATGACACTTCCTTAACTTCATCTGTTCCATACCCTTCATCAACAACAACGTAATATCCCTTGTATTTATCTGTAGGGCGATACAATCCGCAATATGCCATTGAGCTATTGACGCGAGCAACAAACTCATTGATAGTTCCACCAAACGTGAACTTTGTCTGATTTGAGCGGTATCTATCTTTGTTCTGTGTATCAACATCATCAACGACAACATCAAAGAACAGAGTGTTATCAAGCAATTCTCTTCTGGATGTGAAAGTGATTTCGCTCTTCCACATTCTAGACGAATTATCCTTTGTAGAGTTTGGTGTATAGGACGCAAAGAATCTATCGCCATTGTACTCCACGAACTCTTCCTTCTTCCATTGCAAAGGCTCAGATGAATATATTGTAGCAGTAAGGGTAGGAGCACCACCCATACGTTTTGCATCGTAGGTATATGATGATACAATAGCAGGGTTAGCTTCCGATGGGAACAAACCGATAATTTCATTACCAGTGTTCTCATCGTAAGTCAACTTCTGTATGTATAATGATTCTGCCTTCATGTTTATTCTTTATTATTGTTTGTATTCTTTGTCATTGCGGTAATCTCAGCTTGTTTTTCGGCACGTTCATCTGCCTCTTCTTGCTGAGTCTGCAATCTTACTTCCTCGTCAGGTGCAGAAACAGTATTCTTTTCAACACCAGTCTTAGTAGAAATCAAACCTGCACCGCTCAATGTACAAAGCATCTGATTCCATGCACTTTCATCGAATGGCTGCCAAGGCTTAAATGATGTACTGATTCTCATCTGCTTAAACTCAGTGATAGCAGTAGGATTCTCGCCGCTTGCAACCAACTGCTTTGCCAATCCTTCCTTGAACAATCTTGAATGTTTGCTGACGAAATTCTGCCATTCAATAGCTGCATTGTTAGCCTCCTCAATATCCAAAGAACGTGTCATCTGAATTGCCAAACCGCTTATATCGCCACTAGACTTAATATCCTTTGGCAAGATAAATGTACATCCTGTAGCAATCTGCAACTGGTCGAGAATTGATTGCATGAACTCAATCATGTTCTGTGGAGAAGGTGGAGTTTTAAACTCTGCGCTTCCATTTCCTTCAATGCTTGTATCATTCAAGATGATAGAACCAGCAATCTTCTTTGCGGTTTCATTGAGCTTACCCTTGATATAAAGGATTCCCCATCCGTGACGTTTTTGGATGACCGCAAACAGATTATAGATAATCTCGAATAGCTCGATAAGGTCTTGACCGTTATTCCAAGCAACATCACCACGCTTTGTAACAAGTGGACTCTCCGAGAATCCGTGTTCTTCCTTGCTTTCCAAGCACCAGCCTTTCAGTACTTCGTTTGTATCAACGTCCTGAACGAATACATCTGTGAAATGATAATGATATGTCTTATCGTATGCATCAATGTGTCTTACATTATCCTCTGTGCGATAATACACGCAATCAAGAAGCGGTTCTCCGTTATCGTCTTTATGGGTAATAATCTGATAGCCATCTTCATACGAGAATAGCCTACTTTTTACTTCGTTATCCTCATTCATGTAAACGAGTAAGCCAACATCACCATAACTCTGCTGAATACGTATAGCTTGCATTTCGATACCATCCTGATTCGTTTCATCCCAATGCCATTTGAAATCGGCAAAGTTCTTTTTGAGTTTATCAGTCGGATTGCTGTCATGTAGTATGTGATTGCGCTTGTTACCACCTAAACAGAGAGCTTTCTTATCAACAATGCGCCGTTGCATAGGAATGCCAAACTTCTTAAACTCAATCTCGCAATAACTGCCATCATCAAGCTTGCAGCATATAGAAGGTAAGTTCGTATCAAACAATACCCTGTGAGAATAAGGGTCTAACTCCTTCGCAAAACGCTCTTGACTAACAACTATCTTGCTAATATTCGGAAGCTGTGCCTCTTTACGGAAGTTTGTCTTAATATCCGAACCATCAGAAGAGTCATTGATGGTAATAGAGCGCGAACCCCTCAAAAACGGCTTTTTCAGAAGCAATTTTTGAGGATTCTCCAAAAAATCATTGATTATGTCTTGTCTCTTTCTACTCATCGTTATTGTCGTTTAATGATGGTTCAACATCGTTGTTATTTTGTGAATCGTTATTCTCTTGTGGGTCAATCAAACCGAAGTGTCTGCAACAAGCCTTTCTTGAAGGCCAGTAGTTACATTCTCTATTGGTAGTAGGGCAAACAATATCATGCTTGCTTGGTACTACGATGATTCGCTTCTGCTTCTGTGACTCTTCCATTTCGAATTTATCATTCAGCTTTACACGTATATCAGTCTGCATCTTCAATGCGTCCTTCGGTTCAAGATTTCCATCACTAAGAGCTTGGTCTATCTTGTCGAGCATTTTAAGAAGCTCGTTTTTGTTCTCTTCCTTGGTGATAGCGTTGTTATTAACATTTCCGATACCGAAAGGTTCTAGAACATCTAGCAGTTTCTTGAATCGTGGAGTTTCGTAGAATTTCGCTGCATCCTTTTCACTCTTACGATAAGCAAGACGATACGCTAAAGTCTTATCTTCCAATGCGTCACATAGGATAGCAAACGCAATATCTTTCTCATCGCATTTATCCCAGTCAATCCGCACGGATTCAAGAATCATTTTTATATTTTCCTTTTTCAGCATATATTCTAAAATTAATAGTACAACGTATCATCATAAATACTCTGAACATTAGGATTCTTTTCTTCAACATCTTGTGCTGCAAGTCTGAATCCCTCCTGTAGCTCGCTACCATACTCCATATTCAAACATGGGTACATTCTCATTGCGCAAGGGTCGAGCAAGTCCATAGAACGGTCTTTTCCAAGATTTCGGTTCATTTCCTTCTTGCTCTGCAACTTCTTCTTTCCACTCTGCATCTTATCAAAGCGAACTACCGCGCATTCTTCCATGAACTCATTCTGTATGGAAACTCTGTATTTGAGGTTTTGATGCGTATAAACCGCATTTGCAACCTTATCAGAGAAAGTAAGCTGCCCTCGCTTAATCATGTAGCTCAGCCGCAAGTAACATAGGTCTTTTATTGTCATAGCAGACAAATAATAAATTCCCATTGCCTTTGCTGCTGATATATAAGGGATAGCATCGGGTATATAGTCATTGAAATACCTACCTGCCGTGGCATCATAGATAATATGGCTTTCTGCTACTCCCTCACTTGCCGCGAATAATCTAGCTCTTTCCGCATTAATTCGCGGTGTCGAGTGCATAACGATTTCGTAATTGACAACGTGGAATCCATTCCACGACAACATCAGAGTATTATCCTTTCCGTAATCTGCCAAGTCGATTGTTATCCATTTGTCACCATTTACGGCTGGGTCTTTTACGAAGCAATCTCGTGCCGCTTGGCTAGGAATCGGTATATCCTCATCCTCTTCTGGGTCAACATTGAAGTTACCCTCCATAAGAGCTTGTGCCATTCTGCCGCCCGATGCAGCTACAGAACCTAAATAGCCAGAGTTGTTTTCAAGCATCTTCTTGTTTGAACCAAGTTTACCTTGATAGAAAACAAAGCTCTTAATCATTACTTCATATCCAAAGTTGCCGCCAATGGTTTTAAGCTTTCTGTCTATATCTATTTTACATTTCTCATAGACTTCTCGCTTAGACATCCCCCAAACAACATCCTTAACAGTCGGTCCTGCACAATAGAAATATCTGACTACACCATCACGCTCTTGGATGATAAAACCATCTGGACCAATATACCAATCAAGGAATATTCTTGTCCAGTGGCTACGCTTCGGGTTAAGTGTTGCAAAGAACTTACCTGTAAACGTCTTGCTCTGACCTCTGTTTCGAGTCATAACGTATGAGAAAACTTCCCAAGTCATCTCCGTCAACTCGTCAATCGCAATCAAATCGTACTCCCATCCTTTCGCGCGCTCTCTCAACTTATCCATATTGGAATCGTCAAGATACGTCAAATCGACAAACGTTCCATTCGGAAATGTAACGCGTGGATTCTCGCTCTCTCTGACTTTTACAAAATCAGCTCCGAATATCTGTTTAAACTTCTCTACGAATCCTCCACCTGCTTTTTGATTACCAAGTGAACGGCGTGAAATCATTGCACGAAAATCTGGGTCGGTCATTAACGGCTCTGCCATCGCAAGTACAAGACCATACGATTTGCCTCCTCCGAGATTTCCGCCACCAAAAACAACGTCAACGTTGCTACTTGCAAAGGACATTTGGAATCCCTCTTGTGGTCTGATTTCAATATCTTTATTCGTGTTCATGCTGCAAAGATACCTAATTTATAATATATAATAGCGTGAAAATAATTCTATATTGGTTACGTAACAAATAGAGTTTCTAAAAACAAATAAATCAACACATTATTTAATTATCTTTGCAGCAGAATTTTAAAAATTAGTAATATGAAGTTTACAAAGCAACAACTTTTAGACACCCTAAAAGCAAAACTCACTGCAAACGGAAAACACCTTTCCATCAGTGAAAAGACAATCAAGAGTTTGAGTGATTCCCACTTTGACCTCTTAGTTGGTGAAGATACAGAGTTAGATGATTTGGTGAAGAAGATTTTGCCGCAGTATGTTTCCCTTAACGGCAACTACGAGAAGGATAATGCCGACTTCATCAAGAAATGGAACGATGAGCATCCTGACACCAAACCAAACCCAAATGACGATGGCAAAGAGCCTTCTGCTGTTGAAAAGAAGCTTTTGGAACGCTTGGAAGCTCTAGAGAAGAAGGATGCCGAATACGAAGCATCTAAGCTCGTATCACAGAAACGTAGTGAACTTCTCGCCAAGTTCAAGGAGAAAGGTATCAACGATAGTAAGTGGATTGACAAGTACATGAGCAAGTTGAACCTCACCAAGGATTCTGACATCGAACAGGAATTTACGGATGCAGAGGAGTTCTACAATCTCTCTCATTCGAAGCCAAACAACAACACTCCAGGTAGTGCTGGCGGTGGTGACAATGACAAGGCTGACGATTTCTCTGATGTTGTGGGTATCGTGAACCCTGACGCAGGCGAATAACATTATTCATTCACTATTAAACAAATTTACAAATTATGGCAGCAGCAGATGATTTCTATTTGAAGCATGGATATGGCGGTCACTTTGGCGGTCGTACACTTATCCAAGCGCATGGTAAGATTGGAGGTCATAGAAGCGTTTTCATTAACCTCGTAAGCGGCAACAAGGATGCATTCGTTTACCCTCCTTTTGGTGGTGTTATCACAAATCCGTTCAAGGGGCGCGCTAAGACTTATGCAGGTGATTTGTGTGAATATGACCCAGACACTTACGGCAAGAATGGCGGTCAGACCGTTAAGATTTTGAAGTATTACGAGTTGGCAAAGGATGTCACAGCAGAAGACTTGACAATCAATCTTGTTGATGATGGCTATCATCACGTTCCTTTTATCGGTGATAATATCATGGTCGCTCCATCAACTCTTACAGGTACTGGCACTGGTCTTACAGTTACAGGCGTAACCAAAGGCACAGAAGGTGGTGCGAACGTATTTATCGTAACTATTGGTGTAGCTTTTGGCGTAACCGCAAAGAAGGGTGATATTCTCGTTGAAGCAGCAAAGGCAGGTGCTAGGACAACCGCAATGGTTACAAATCCTAACGCTTACTTCGACCGCGATAACGACTTCTTCTATGACCCTAACTTGTCAACCAATGTTGAGGATGGCGAGGGTGCTCAGTACTCTTACACACCAGCATTGATTAAGGATTCAAGAGTAATCTTGAACTTGGCAAAGTGCAACAAGCTTCCACCAGCCGTACTTGCGATGAACACAAGAACAGAGAACGGATGGTTCGGATTCTAACCGCTCCAATTCAATAGGATAACAATAGGATAACATATCATTAATTTAAGTATTCAGGATATGCAACAATTTGATTTTAACAATTCGAGATACGCCAGGTTGTTCTCTTCTAAGGATAACATCAACTTTCTGAGAACCTTCTTGAACACCAAGGGGTTGCTCTATACCAACTATGGCTGGTATCTCACACAAGGTCGTAGAGCTTCTATGCCTACACCTACAGACTACGATGGCGTGGCTTCATTCAGCATCAAGTCTCGAAAAGCAGAGGCAGCTCCTTTGATGCACCTTCGCGCTCCACTTGGCGATGCTCCAGAAATGGACAACGAGGGTTTGGAGATGTACACAGGTACAATTCCAGACTTCATTGGCTACAAGTGGTCTGAAAACGCAAGACAACGCGAGTACAAAGAGAAACTTTTTGAACAGTTCGGCAACGATGCAGACCTTATGGCTGCTTGGGTGCGCGATGTTGTTCAAGTAGGTAAGAACTCAGCAGAGGCAACACTCTCTAACTTGACAGCGCAGATTATGACAACTGCAAAGATGAGTTGGAAGGGCAAGGGTGAAGGCTTGCAGCAGTTCTTGCAGAAGGTTGAACCATTCCCAACAGAGAACCGCAAGAAGGCTGGTGCGAAGGCTTGGACTGACCAAGACTGCAACCTTATCTCACAGATGAGAAAGATTGAGGACGATTATCGCGATGAGCGTGGCGGTACTGAGATTTCTCTCGTATGGAAGATGACTCGCAAGATGTACCGCGATGTATTCTTGCAGAACAAAGAGGTTAAGGAATGGTACATCAACTGGTGCAAGGCTCACGACCGCGCATATACTGCAAATATGCAGATTTTGGACGAGGACTTCAAGAAATCACTTTCCGACATGACAGGTCTTTCGCCTATCGAGATTGTCGTTGAGAAGGAGCGCAACAAGACTGTTACAACTGACACATTCGTGCAAGGTTGGGATGATAAGATTGTTGTACTTTGCCCTACTGGTGATAGCGTTGAGTTCAAGTGGACTCCTATCTACGACCAGACACTTCAACAGAAGTATGGCGCAAAGAACATTGATGTTTCTTGGGCTTCAATCGCTGACGGACTCGTTACCGTAGGAAACTACGCAATGGATAACGGTCAGTTCCGCGAGTGGCAGACTAAGGTCATGATGTCTGCTTGCCCTGCACTTCTCGACTTTATGAACCACGTAATCATTGATACCTCAGTAGCAGGTAATTAATGGTGGTTCACTCACAATATACGATAACATTTAATTCATTTATCTCTCAATGGCAGCATCGAAGTTTGACATATTGGACTATCTTAGCGGCATGACTAACTTTGTCTTTGACAAGTCGGCATTAAACAATGTCGCTTTGGATTGCGGCGTTTCTGATGTCGAGTCTTATTTGGACTTGACAGAAGAACAGAAAGACAGATGTAAGATTGCACTCTTGGAAAAGATTGTATTCGGTGTCTATCAGACAGCATCGACCACAAACCAACATGGCGCATATACTCTTACGGTAGGTGCTCAGACCATTACATCGGCTGCATTGCTGAGTATCAAATCAGAACTCAAAAGACTTTACAAGAAGTATGGAGAGGATGAAAAACTTGAAGCTCTCAATGAAACCGATGGAGAGGTTAAATGGATTAAAGAAACAGATTGGTAAGCTATGTACACTGACAGAAATTCTTTGGATGAATATGCCTATCATGGCGTGTTCTACCGCTCGGAACAAAAACCGAAAGAAGATGGTGACCTTATCGGAAGCGATGGGGATATGTTAGGCGATACTGATACTAGTGCAGGTGAGTCAGAAACAGAAAATGTAGAAACTATCATTTTTGAAACTGATTGCGATATTCAGGAAACCAATAAGCTGTTTAATTCGGGCGTAGTTACGTTAGGATATACAATCTATTTTCCGATGCCAACGAAAGAAGGAGAAGACGGAAAAGATGAAGAATATATTCCTGAAGGTTTGAATGCTGGCATTCGTTTCCGTGGAAAAATGTACGGAATGGACGTTGACGGAATGGTTATTGGCGTTTATCCGACACAAATGCATGGATGTGTAGCTTACATCAAGGGTACTGACATTTAGTTTTTTTATCATAAGGTAAAATGTATTTAGGATAACAAGGTATGGCACAGAGGATTAATCGCAGATTGTCTCGCATTGAAAATTTCTTTTCGATGCTTCTTACTAAAGGAAAAATCTCAGACAACATATTTGTCGGAGAGTTACCTCCTACAACTAGCAAAGACTGGGATGATTTTGTGAATGTTGACGTAGGTCAGCAAAGAGAACATGGCGGTTACTCCTCTGGCTATGCTAACATTTATCTCTATGCAAGACCAAAGGGAACTCCACTTAGAAAGAACGTTAAACTACTTGACAAGATGGAAGGAATCCTTGACGATGTGATTAAACAATCTAATAATAAGGACTATACAATTCAAGTTCTTTACCGTGATAGCGGATATGATTCAAATCGTCAGTTCCATTTTCAGATGATTTCTGTTTCAGTTATCGCAAGATAAATATGTAAAATCTATTAAATGTAACATTTAAAACTCATTATATTATGGCGAAAAAGGTTATAAATACTGGTGCGGGAGCTGTCAAGTTCATCAAGCCAGATTATATTGTTGCCACATTGTTCGATGGCACAGAGACCGATGAATCTGCTCCAAAGGGTGATTCTTACATTCTTGAGGATGTTATTGAGGACACTACATCTATTTCACAAGATGATAACGACACCACCGATATTGAGTGCGAGACCTCTGACTCTCCTATCATTTCCATTGTTAAACTTGGTAAATGGCAGTTTGCGGCTGAGATTGGTGATACGCAGAAGGAGCTTTTGGCTGCATTGTGTGACTTTACAGACGATGCAACAGGAAAGAAGACTCTTGCACCTTCTACTTACAAAGCAAAGTATGCAAAGATTGATGTTGTACAGGTTCAACCTAATGGAACCACAATGGAGGCTTACGTTCTTCCAAAGGTTCAGCTCAATTCTAAGTTGACTATTGAGTCTCTCAATTCAAACTTGGCTCGTATTGCATTGGCTGGTACTGCCAAGGATATTGCGCTTACCGTTGGCGCTAAGACTGTTCGCACACCATTCTATGTTGACCACAACTATTCATTGCCAACTGCTAGTGAGTAATGTAGATTCTTCAACAATTCTCGACTATATACAAGGGGCGGCGGCTTTTATGCTGTCCGCTCCTTTTTAAGTTTTATCATTTATGGCTGAAACATTATACAAAAAAGCATTAAAGCTTATTACGAAGGAATTAGACAAGGATGCAAAGAATGTGTTAAGAGAATGTATTCAAGAAATTACATACACACATCAAACGCACAACCTCTACGATTCTTACGGATATGGCATTTATGTCGAAGGCAAGCTTGAAAAGATAGGTTACTTATCATCCTCTCCAAAAGCATCCAAAGGCAAGAATTGGTATGGAGAAGAGATTAAAGGTCGTGAAGCGATAAACGAATATCTCAAAAACGATTATTCCCCTAGTGGAGTAATTGATTTGGCTGTTGTTGCGACTATGCCATACGCTAAGATATTGGAAGATGGCGGTGGTAATCTGAAACAATCTTATAGAGTCATTTCTATGTCGTTTCAAAAGCTACAAAACCTATCCAAGAAGTATAATGGAACAGTAAGTGTGATTAGAAAGTAATTCATATATATGGGAAAAGTATATAGAGCACAAAAAGACCCGAATAAAGCTAAGAAACAAGCTGTAGAAGACGAGAATAAGGTGTTACCTAGTTCTCCCTTGTCTGATGCGGCAATGGAACGTCTGGCGCAAATTATGAATGATTCTCCTACAATTGTAAAACTACAAGGCACAGAGTGGGAGATAAGAGCATTGAAGCCAGGCACTCAATGGATGATTGCAGAGGAGGCTTGTAAGATAGTCAAGGGCGAAAACTTATCAATGGGTGACGTTATCAAGGAATTTGCTATCAATATTCCATCGGTGGCAAGAGTAATCACACTATCCTTGCTAAATGACAAAAAGCGCATTGATTCCGATGAATACCAACAAGTTTACGACCAGTTGCTTTGGGGAGACTATGACATCAAGGATTGGGCAACATTACTCGTTGAGATTCTCAATTTGCTAGATGTGGATTTTTTCTTCGCGAGTACCAATGTGATTCAGACCGTCCGCAATCAAGCTCTGATGAGGAAGAAGCAAGCAGCCGAATTATCCCGTCACGAACAGAATACGGACAGATGATAGATTTCTTACGTGCCAACACATGGTGCTCGCAAGAAGAATATAAGTGGAGAATGACCGTTCCGCAGATTCGCCTTGCATCTATGGATTTTACTCATATAGAGTACATATCGTCAGATAAAGGCAATAATCAGAAGAACGACAAATTAAAGAATGCAAAGGTAATCAATGGTGCAGAGGATTTACGAAACCTCAATGACCTTGGAATACCTATTTTATAAACTCTTAAACTTTTGAATTATGGCAGATTCAGCATTAGGAAGTGCTCTCGCTATCCCTAAGAGTGCATTGGACGCAATCAAAATGGCTGACGAGCGCATTCAGTCTATACAAAACCATTCTCAACAAATGGGGCAAGCTGTAAATAATGCGTTTACATCTATGACTGCTGATGCAAAAATATTTTCAAAATCTCTTGAAGATATTATTATTAGATTAGATGCAATCAATTCAGAGTCTAAAAAGATGTCTGGTAGTTTTTCTAATCTTGGGGCAGAGAGTGCAGCGAAGCAAATAAATAAAATGGGCGGTGCAATTATTCAAGCCGCACAAAATATAGACAGATTGATTAACTCTCAAATGAGCGTTAATTCTATGGAACAACTTGCGGCTAAGTATGCAGAAATCTATGCGGAAAAACGTAAGCAAGCGGAAGAGAAAGTACAACAGGCTAAACTGAAAACGCAAGAGGAAATCACAAAGACCGCAATCGCTGAAGAAAAGGCTGCTGCTACAATAGTTGCTTCTGAATCTCAAAAGCAGAAGATTCAGCAGCAAGCAAGCAGATACCAGCAAGAAAAAGCTAGAGCGCAAGCTGAATCAGCAAAAGCAGAACAAGAAGAAATCAAAGCTAAGACTGCTGGTATAAATAAGTCAGCAGAGGAAACTCGCGCTACTATAGCTGAGACAAAGGCAACAAAAGAGAAAATCAAAGCACTTACAGAGGAAGTCAAAGTTCAGACAGAGACCGCAAAAAAGCAAACAGCACAAGCAAGACTCTCTGTAGAGGAGGCGCGCACAAAGAAAGCAGAAGCGCAAGCCCATCTTTCTAACGCGCAAGCTATCGCAAAAGAAGCAAGGGCAAAAGAGTTAATAGCTAAAGCGCAACAAAGTGCAAATAACGCCAATAACAGAACTACCAACTTTTCTGATTTTAAGGGTGTTATTAGCCAGTACGCAAACGCATCATCTTTGAGAGAGCACGCGCAAGCAGTAAAAGATTTAAAACAAGCTAGATTGTCACTTATAACAACTGACAAAAACTACAAGCAAAACCTTGCCTCTGTAAACGAGGCTATCAAGCATCACTCAAACGTATTGAAGGAGGCAGGCGTGAATGCTCGCGCATTGACAGAACAAACATCATATATGGCTGGATATATGTCACGTTGGGCACAGCGTATGGCATTTGCATTTTCTGTAGGTTCTATCAAGAATTTTGTCGAGCAGATTGCATCAGTCAGAGGTCAGTTTGAACTTTCAGAGCGTTCACTCGAAGCTATCTTGCAGAACAAGCCAAAGGCAGACGAGATTTTCAACAAGACAGTAGAACTTGCCGTTAAATCACCTTTCCGTATCAAGGACTTGGTGGATTACACACGACAACTTTCCGCTTACCGAATTGAGTCTGATAAACTTTATGATACAACCAAGCGACTTGCCGATGTTTCAGCAGGTCTTGGCGTTGATATGGGAAGACTTATCCTTGCATACGGACAAGTCAAGGCTGCTGCATACCTTCGCGGCTCTGAGGTTCGTCAGTTTACTGAGGCTGGTATCAATATGTATGGTGAGTTGCAACAATACTTTAAGGAAGTAAAGGGAGAAGCGTACACGACCGCGCAGATTGTTGATATGATTTCCAAGCGTAAGGTTACATTTGAGGATGTTGAGGCAATATTCCAACGCATGACCGATAAGGGTGGAACATTCTACAATATGCAAGAGATTCAGGCTGAAACTCTCCAAGGTAAGATTTCCAACTTGAAGGATGCTTTCGATGTGATGCTCAATGATATTGGCAAGGCTAACGAGGGTACAATGAAGGGAATGGTAAGCTGGGGTACTTCTCTGCTTGATAATTGGAAGACTCTTGCAGAGATAGGAAAAGCTCTTATACCTATTCTTATTGCTATAAAGGCTAACTCTATGTTTGCAAAGACTAGTCTCGGACAAGCTTTCTCGCAAGCATCTGGCACAGGTATCGTGAGATACAAGGCTCTTTTCGTAAATTCCTTAGATGGAATGAAAAAAGCTCTTAAAGATTTTGGCGGTCTCGTTAAAAGTTCATTATCAGGTATAGGTGTAGGTCTCGCTATTTACGCTGTAGCAGAAGTAATAACTACCGTTTATGATAAGATTTCCAAGTACAACGAAAATGTACGTAAGGCAGAAGAAGAAACCATAAAGGCAAAGGGCGCAATAGGTGCTTTAGCTGGAACGTACAACGACCTTGCAAATGCAGCCACAAATGCAAATGGCAAATTAGAAGGAAAGGATTTAGAAAAGAATGTCGAAGATAGACGTACAACGTTACAAAAGCTTATTGATGCAGCATCAAAAGACGGACTGACTTTCAAAATCAATGTAGATAGTCTCGATGTAAACCAACTTAATACTACTTTCAGTAAGGTTGAAAAAGAGTATAAAAATTTCGTTGATAACATGGAGATTCTCAGAAGAAACTATGCAAAGAATGATGCAAAGAATACTTGGTTTACTGATGGACTTGATGATGATGCAGACGATTACAAAGATGCTGTGATTGATGCTCTCGCAAAGTCTTCGCAAATGGAGAGAGTTGTAGCAAACATTAACGCAAACTATAAACAAGCCACTTCGACCACGAAGAAATACTTTGATGAGATACGTGCAGGTCAAAAGGATAACGAATCCAACATTGATTATATGACACGCATGTATGAGTTGATAAAGAAAATCAACATAACACAAGGCGGCAGCGACTATAAAATGCCATCTTTCATTGGTACTTCGCAAGCTGATTTCAATGACCTTATCCGTGCGATGAACAGCGTACAAAATAAGGCGCAAGAATTGAACAGCGAGTTTGATAATGTTTTTGCAGGCATGAAGGATGCGTTCAAAAACGACCCAATAAAGATACAAGCATTTATTGATAAAATTGCGGCAGAGCGTGATTGGAATCAATACGAGAGAGACCTTGCTTATAGACACTTTGGTATCAATGTATATATTGATAAAGCCAATATGGAGAAGCAAGTATCTTGGGTTGATGATTATATCAATGATTTCTTTGCAAAGAAAAAGTATGGTATTAGCCTCGTTGTCAAAGAAATTGATGACGATAAGGCTTTTGAAGGCTTCCTTGGGAAAGGAGACCAAGCAGCAAAGGCTGCAAAATCTTGGAAAGAAGTTGAAAAGAGACTCGCCGCGGTTGGCAAAAACTCGCCTACAATAACAGTTGATGATACTATCAGAAAGATATTCAAGGCTGGTGAAATTGGAGCAAACCAAATGGTAATTTCTGTAGCCAAGGTGAGAGCCAAGGTTAGGGAATTGAAGCAAGCCGCGACTCAGCAAGCGTTAGCTTTGGGTGTTAACCCTTTTGAGGGTGATGCTAAAAAAAATAGAATCAAGCAAGATAAGGCACAAAGAGACATTTTGCAAGAGCGCATTTCCCTGTTAAAGGATATGAACTCTAAATACAACGAGTTGATTAAGACGGAATCAAAAGAGACCGCATTATCTGCTACTCGTAAGTATTTTAAAGAAGCAGCGCAAAATGTAGGATGGAAAGCTTCTGATATTCTGCCAGACGATGCATCTGTGGCAAAACGCATTCGTGAGATTGGTTCTCAGTACAAGGAATTGACAAAGCGAGGTAACGCATTCCGAATTTCGGCAGACATTGATTTGAAAGTTTCTGAGAAGGAATACAACAAATTAAAGGATGATATATCTAGAAATGTCAATGATGCATTCTCTCAGGTGGACTTGTACAAAAAACTGAAAGATGAGGGTATGTCTGATGAACTTATTAAGTCTATGTTTGGAGACCTAACGAAGTCGTTTGATGAAGTACAGGAAGACTTAAATAATGAGTTTAATAAGTATATCATCAAAGACTACGAAACTCATTATGGTAAGGATTTCACTAAATGGGGCGATAAGGTTATTCAGCAATACAACTCTGATTTGGAGAATACCGCCGAAGTCATAAGAAAAAAGTTTTCTGGAAGTGATGTCGAAAAAGAATATCTCAATCAGACACAAAAGCTCAATCAGAAAATCAAGCAAGACACGACAGATACTGCTCAAAAACTCTTCAAAGAGTATAAGCAACGCCTGTCAGACCAGTTGCAGCTTGATAGAAAATATATCGCGGATAGAATAGCAATAATGAAGAATTTCTCTGACCCTGAAACTCAGAAGAAATTACTTGATAATATTGACTTGGACTACAAAAAGAAGACTGGCGAAAATACTTGGAAAGATTTTAAAAATAGCGACATGTATGTTCGTCTGTTTGATAATCTAGACCAAGTTTCTTCTAAGGCACTTGATGCGATGGCAGAAAGACTGCAACAGTTGCGTACAGAGCTTAGAGACCTAGACCCAACAGAGTTGAAGACTATTGCGGAACAGATTAATAAGGTCAATGAAGTTCGCAATTCACGCAATCCTTTCAAGGCTTTCACTAGCGGACTTAAAGAAATGATTAAGGCTGGTAAAGACTTAAAAAAGTCGGGCGGCGTAGAAAAGTATGTAGAGCTTAACGGACTTAGAGCAGATTTGACGAGCAAATTGCAGAACCAAAATGCCTATGTTGAGTCTTTGGAACATGAGTATAATGAACTAGCAAAGATTAAGGGTGCGGACGAAAGCGTTGTTTCAGCCTTAAAGTTGAAGTTGGCAACCAACAAAAGCATTCGCGACTCTTTAAAATCTCAGTTAAACCTCACCGATGAGCAGATTGCAAAGCTCGAAACGATTATGACTGAGGAAGAGCAGGCAAAGTCAAAGTTCTCAAAATCCGTGACGGATATTACAGATGTAGTTTCCACAATGGCTAACTCGTTTAATGCTCTGTTTGAAGCACTTAGCGGTTCTGATGCAAATTTGGAGAACACTCTGGATATTGTCAGCAACATCGGTCAGGCGGTCGGTTCGTACTATAGCGGAAACTATGCAGGTGTCGTATCGGGCGCAATGGGCGCGCTTACGGGCGTAGCTAAACTCTTTAGCAACGAAGGAAAGATTGATAAGGAAATTGCACGCCAAGAACGCGCTGTAAATTCCTTGCAACACGCTTACGAAAAGCTTAAAAAGAGTATGGACGATGCCTTTGATACGCAAAAGCTCTACGAATACAACCAAAAATCGGTCGATGCCCTTAAAAAGCAGCAGAAGGCGTACCAAGCAATGATTAACGCAGAGCGCGGTCGCAAGAAACCTGATGAAGGTAAGATTCAAGAATGGGAACAGCAGATTGATGATTTGAACACAACAATCCAAGAATTAGGTGAGTCTATGACAGAAGCACTTGGCGGCTTCGGTTCTCAGTCTAACTATAAATCTGCTGCTGAAGCTTTCTCGGAAGCGTGGGTAGATGCTTTCAATGAAGGTAGTGATGCACTCGAAGCACTCAATAATAAGTTTGACGAGTATTTCAATACAATGCTCACCAAGCAGTTAATGAATAGAGCTACTTCAAAATACATTCAGCCTATCCTTGAAGCATTCGACAAAGCGGTATCTGAGGGTAGCGAAGGTGGAAACAATGGTCTTGACGTTACCAAGAAAGAACTCGAAGGTATCAAGGAACTGAAAGACAAGAACCTTGCATTATTCAATGAGTATGCAAAGAACTTGATGGATGTTCTCAACGTCAAACCTACTGGCAGTTCAAATATCTCTGCTTTGCAGCAAGGTATTCAGTCTGTTACTGAATCAACCGCACAGGCGTTGGAATCGATACTCAACAGCCTACGATATTATGTAGCTACTCAACAAGCAGATGTCCGTATCATTCGCGACACTCTGTTAGAAAAGCTCGGAAATAGTATCAACGCGATAACACAAGACACTTCAAGCAGTCCTGTACTCATTGAGTTGAGATTGCAGACAACAATACTTACTGATATTCGAGACACCTTGGCTAGCTGCGTAAAGGGCGGTCACAAGCAAGGAAGAAATGGTATCAAGGTATTTATGAATTAGTTTTCTGTGTTCTATATATAAAATTAGGGCAAGCTCGGTTTCACAACTGAACTTGCCCTTTTTAATCAACATAAATCTAACTAAACCTTAACTAATACAAAAAGTAAAATTACACTTTATGTCTGTGTACCGCCGTACACTCTGTAAATAAGAAAATAATATAAATATTTTTACCAAACTTTGCTATTTAAATGAGCTGTAAGACGTTATTTCTGCTCATCCTTACAACTATTCCACTCTGACACATAAATCGTTCCTAGCGTCATATTTGCGTCATCGTAGCCAATGATTTTAACATCGTTATCCTCTCCATACTCTATAAGGTCACATTTTCCTTTGCATTCAATGCGAACTTCACTCTTTCCGCACACGTAAATGCGAGTAACCATATTCTCTGGAACTTCAATCTCCAAATCCTTGCAGTACGCGACTAGAATAATCGTAGAGCGCGCCTTGATAACTCCATGAGCACCTATATACATTTCGCTAGTATATCCGTGCTCGTTACATTGGTAGAATCCATTGGCAAACTCACCAAACTCTTTCAAAAGGTACTCTTTAGACAATCCCCATCCGAAAGCAATAGAATCAGCCATAAACTCAATTCCGTTTGAATCAAGAGCCATATTTACCAATTCTCGCTTACTCGCGGCAGAATCCCATTTCCCTTTATATTCTCCGCACAATCCCAATCTTAGGGCATTGCGCTTCAATGTCAATAATTCATTGCTATTCCCCATACCATTCTCTCAATCTATCGTTAATTAAAGTGTTCACATACGCATAGGTTTTGTCGTACCCGATAAGCTCGTGACACTTGCGGACACATCGCATAGCAGATTTCTCATTGATGTCCGCGCGCTGTGCGATAACGGCATAGGAAAAACCATAGCGATTGTGTAGAACGTCAAGAACAAAGTTCCTTGCTACCGCTCTCGCAAAAGGAATGTTAGTATTGCCAACATATAAATCGTCTGCATTCACTCCTTCCTTTTCCTCAGTACTCATAGCCGTGTTCACTTGTTCGCAAACCATCCGCTCAACCTTATCCATCGTATCATTACCTAAATATATCATAGCCGTTATATCTTATTTTTATCTTTATAAACGTAACCTACCGTATCACAAGGGTATTTATCATCTGGTGACAATACACCTGCATCTTCCATCTTCTGTCTGAAATCCACAGAAACCATAGGAACTAACTTGTGAAGTCTAGAACCATCGGCGGCAGCCCAAATCGGTTTTAGATATTGAACAGGATTCTTAACCTTTACACCATCCCATTTGATTCCATTCTGAATGAATGGTATAAAGATACCGTCTCGCTTCACTCCGTTAGCATCACACATCCTTACAATCCTGTAATCTCGGAATAGTCCGTATTTCAGTTCTATATACCATTCATTATACATAAGCTATTCCTTTCCTTGATTAAGAGCCTCGGCTGCTTGCTCTGCCAATATTGCCTGCTGACCGTGCTCAAAGTTCTTCTTCAAGTCTTCCTCTGTCTCTTCGGAAACTGGAGTGTTCATTACAGTTCCCAACTCTTTCTGCATACGACCGAGGTAATCCATCTTGTTCTTTGCGAACTTTGCAGCATCATCTGCATCAGTGAACGCTGTAATCGGATGAGTAATGTTGGCTTCTGTGATGATAACCATACTATCAAGCATATCCTGATAGGTAACATCAGTCTCAGGGAAAATATCATTTTCTTTTCCCTTTACTTCGTTCTTCATCGCGACAAGATTTTCAAGCCACGCGAATGTTGTAGTGGTAAGCGCGTGTCCTTCCATATCAACACCGCCCCAACGCTTAAAACGTGCTTCAAATCCAATATGTGTGTGGAAAATAGCACAATCCTTCAAAATTACGATGAAGAAATGACCGAAGTCGGTAACGCTTTCAACATCCTTCTTGTTGATTCCGTCAACAACTTTAAGCAAACCTGCATTGTTGTCAACAGTCTTCTTTTTTGCAATTCTAGCCATAACTATATATTATTTTTGTTCTACAATCGTTTTGTACTCGAAACTAATGCAAGATGGATTATCCTCAGAAGTAAATCTAACATCATTAGGGTCATTGCAAATCCCATCTTTGAAAAAGAAACAATCCTTGCACGTATATACCAGCGGAATAATGTCTCCGCAAGCATCATCGTCAGGATTTGCGTATGTATATAAGTCTTTTCCCATGCAATATGGAAACTCAGAATCTTCATCATTCAACAATACGCAATCCTTGCAAGTGTAATCAGTCTGCTCCATGTTCCTTACGTTTTTATCCAAACTTAAATATATAACCACCTACATGAGAATACTTATTAGAGCCATTACACATTCCGCTAATGTTTCCCATACTGAAACCTGTTCTTCTAGCCGCATCATGCACGCTACAGAACGTTTCTATTTCTTTACCATCAAGAGAAAACATTTTCACACATTTCCCTTTTTTGGGGTGACGATGTTGGTAATCAGATATTTTCGTATTTCTGTTACCATAGTTTGCGTTATATTTAACATCGCAGAGTTTGAGATTTTCCCATTCCCCCAGTAATTATCTACGAATGCGTAATAATCACCTTTTTCATCGCTGTGTTTTTTGCCAGATACGACTCTTAACGCAACGAAATTTTCTCCATCCATTACCGCATACACTCCTTCTCCAAATGGATATAGTTCGGCTTTTTCTGCATCCTCCCTACTTCCGTTTTCTTTGTATGCGACCTTTCCTAAAACGTTAACTCTAATTTCCATATCTCAACTATTTATTGTGTAACCTACCAATATGCCACTTTGAACAAACCTTGCACAAGTAAGGATGCCAGCCAAGTGCCTTCAATCTCGGATTCTGATTCAAAAATTCCCAAGCATCATCCTCAGTCTCGTATGCGACCTTCGCCTTCCAAGAATGAACCTTCTTAGTCCAATGTTCGGGGTCTGGTTTGAACGGCGGCACTTTATTAGGATTGTGATGGTTCTTCCTCATAACTCAATGATATTAATGCAACCATCATCAACGGTGACATAGCAATCAAGCGTCTCACGTCTGTAACCACCGAAATCAAGAAGTATCTCTGAATCTTCGCTTGCGCAAATAAACTCTTTGTTGGTAAGCAACTTATCCTTCGTGATAGCTCTTTTGACCTCACTAAAATAAATTCTTCCAACCATAGGTGCATTGATAATGCCACCGACTTTTACAACATCATCATCTGATGTTATATATATGATAGGCAAATCACCTTTTGCATTCTCAAAGAACACGTTATTTAAAAGCTCTGCTTTGTTCATAATTAGTTACTTTTTAGTTGATGATTTTTTGCGACCACGTTTCTTTGTCGTATCGCGCTTGCTAGCAGTGTAATCCAATGCCGATTTCTTCGGTCTTCCTGGTTTTCGCTTTACAGGAACAGCTTCTTTGTTCGGCAACTGCAACGTCTCACATTCCTCATCTTCGCCAAATTCGTTCTCGAACTCTCTTCCTTCACGCTTCTCTGAATCGGCATCATAGGCACGTTTCCACTTGCGCTTGGCAACCTTCAACTGCTCTTTCTTGAATGCCTCTGATTCCTCATGAAGCTTATCGTAGTCTATCTCAGGTGCGTCAAACTCACCTTCAATACTGCATTCGGGAGTTTTCTCAACGTCCTTTGATTCCATTTCCTGATGAATGCGGTCTTCCTCTGAAATGTATGGCTCATCGTCAACTTTATGCTTATGACTGGCATTATACTCGTCAATAAACTCTTTTATTTCTTTCTTGGAGCATCCATCTTTTCTCATTTCAGCTAACTCAAACTCGAACTTCTGACGTTCAATGTCCTCAAATCTCGTTCCATCCAAATCGCTTCCCTCATTGAGCACGTTGATTTTCTTGTTTTCCTCATCAGCTCTCATCTGTTTGTCAATGACAATCTCCAATAACGCGTGATTAACGTCCGATTCCGTCATTTCATCGACCTCATAAGCCCTAGGGTCTTCACCAAGCTCGTTTTTCAGAAAGTTCTTCTTTGCTTCGATGCAACCGCTCGGCAAAAACTGAGCCTCATCAAGATACATATAAGGATGAATGCTCTTGATAGACATGATAGGACTCGGTGTGCCGAAGTCTTGCAAAAGCTTCATGTATTTGTCCGCATTCTGCTGATAAATGCAGTAGCATTCCTCCAAATTGCGCTTCTGAACAAGCACAACTGCCATTATCCAGAATGGGTCTTTACCATCCGTGTAGCGTTTCGGCAATCCCTTCGTCTGCAACGATGCCGCTTCCAACGCCTTATCAAGTGATTCTTCCTTTATTCGCATATATTCTCAACTTTTTAATGATTACAACTCCTCGGAAGAACCATCGCTAATGGTATCGTCTTTCCTCAACTCCCATTCATCGGCAGTCATAATCTCCCAATGACCGCAAACGTCTTGCGCCAATACAGAACCGCGCTTCACCTGCTTGTGAGCACCTGCCATATTGACGGCAGTAACGCTATAAAGCATATCGGTAACGTCCAAACCATCATCGACCGCATCGGTTGCCTTCTTGATGTCTGTAACGATAGGGCAGTCGAACAATGCCTTGATGTTTTCGCCCTTGACCTCAATTGATGTCTTGTATTTGTTCATAATTCGCATATATTTTAAAGCATCCACCGACCGTAGAAGGAACTCGAACCTTCTGTTTGCCTAGACTTGTATCTAAAAGACACGTCCTACCGCCTTGCGGATGCTGTTGTTTCTATTTTCCGCCATTCTTCAACCAATCCTCAATCGTGGTGCTGTCACCATCAAACGACTGACCGAAGACGTTTACCAACTTGACCGAACAGAGCAGATACGGAATGTTCTTGATGTTGTCCGTTGATGGCTCTGTAGCATCCTGTACCAAAAACAACGCTTTCTTCTGTCTGTAATCGTCATACCACAGGATAAGCGAACCCTCCAAGTAGGCATAAAGACTATCCCATGCTTTCTCGGCAGCTTTTATCTGCTCAGTAACGGAAAGCTCGGTTGTTCCGTCAACATCATACCCGAACACGCAGACTGACAACGTAGCGTTGGTGCTCTCATGCCTAGCATTCGGGTCAACGAACACTCTTAACGCATCACTCTCAGGATAGCTCTCGGTATATACACCCTTCTGCTTACCCTTGGAGTTCAATCCGTCCAATGACTTGTAGCGGACAGAACCGCCGCCGAAATCATCTTCCAGACTCTTGCGCACTCCGTCTGCCTTCCAAGCTCCCTGCTCGGACTTCAAGTAACGCTGTATGTAGAATTTCTTTTCTGCCATATTCCAAAGTCGGTAATTTGTAAATCAAACATTTATGCTGCAAATATACGCCAAAAAATCAAGCCAAAAATGAACTTTACATAGTTTAACAAATTGCAAATTTGTACCAAAACCCCCATATCCCTAATTAAATATAGGTTATCCCAATAAATCAGATTTTTTATATTGAAAATTTAACATTTGGAGCAATTCCCATATAATAATAACACGTAAATAAACCATTGTACCCTCGCGCGCAGCCGTAGTAGGGGATGTCAACCCCTGTATATAGTAAACTATATACTCATCCCCTAAGAAGAAAGGCTTCGCATCAACCCCATATCAATATCACACAAAACTGCAAACCATATATAGCAAAAACGAACCTAAAATCAAAGAACAACCTTATTTTTCCGCAAAAACGAAAATAAACGCAAATAACTCGAAAATTGTATTCTAAGACGTTCAAAATACGATGGCGATAAACTATACCGCAAAGCTACATAAAACGCTCCATAACGCACGAAAATAAGCGAAAATGAATATCTCGAAAACTTATGCAAAATCAAAAGTAGATATGATATTCTGGAAAATGCTCAAAATTCGGTAGAAAAGCGGAATTTAAAAAAGCAGAGTATTTTACAAAAAAATAAAAAATAAAAAATAAAAAATTTCGGACGAGAGCTGACCCACCCTGCGAGTGCCAAAAGCGGGGGGGTAGGGTGTTGTTTGCCCTATATAGGAGTAAACCACTGAAAACCAATACTTTATTTGTGACAAAAACGGACGTTTTATGGCAAAAAACGGCGAAAAATGCGGCTTTTCTGTTTCTGTTTTCGTTTTCCTCTGAATAATCAAAACGAATGAAAAAGCGAGAAACCGAAAAGTAAAAAGATATAACGTTCTCGGCAAAGATGCCGAAAAACCCGAAATTCCCAAAAAGTTTTCTATTTATCATAATACTATGCATAAATATATATATTAAACGTGCATAAACATACAGAAACTTACATAATGTTTCACACACAAATTTCGTGAAACAAAAAGCGAGTGAAAACGAAAACAGAAAAGACGGCTGCAAACGTACCAAAAACGAAAGATAGTACTAACTACATATAGAACAGGAAAACCGCTGCAAACGGCAAATAATACGCTTTTAGGCGTTTTTCCTATATAAGGTACTCGCATACGTACCTAATAAAGAAAACGGCTACAAAGGTGCAAAAGATAGAGAAAACAGATAAAAGCAACTAATAACCCCGATTTAACCTATCATTTTGCAAAGTGGAGATTACATTTTATGTAATGATTTAAGAAAATGCAGTTATTTTCAAGAAAAAAGCGAGAAAAAACGTAATTTTTTGCCTAAAAGTTTTGCAGATACAGAAAAAAGCCGTACCTTTGCATCGCAATCAAGAAACAAAGGGTTACATAAGCAAGACAATCCAAAGTTATATTATTGCATTTCGTTCTTTGATTTACTTACATGTTAGCGTGATAGTGAAACGCTTACTATTTGCAGCCGTGATTCTGTTTACAGATAGCGCAAACGTAAGATAGGCATTATCTTAATATCGTTATCATAAATCTAACAAAATGTTAGTGTAACAATACGATATAGTAGTATTAAGCGGTTAGCTAGTTTGCCATCAATAAAGAAGCTAGTAGCAACAATTATTAAATGAAAGAAGGAAAACGGATAGGCTATTATACGGAAGGTAGCTACATTATTACTTGTTATTTCAAGCGTTGAAACATTCTAAAGTGAGTAAGGAAAAGTTAGAGTACAGAAATAAATTGAATGATAAATGAAAACCAAATACAATAATAAGTAACTGTTATATGTAGGCGAAAACCTCAGCCGTTGACAATTAGGCGGATTAATTGATAGCCACAAATTAGTAACTTAAAATTTAAAGCGATATGATGTACAATGAATTTGTAGAGCGTGTAGGAATTGAGGTATCATCTTCTGAGTTTGAAATTATCAACAATATGTATATGCTTGCAGATGTTGATAAAGATACATTTTGCAAGTTGTGGGCAAAAATGAACTTCGCAAGAATCAAGACTGCAAAGGAACAAAAAGCAAAGGAGGAAAAGGAGGCAAAGGCTATCGAATATATCACAAAGGTATATAATAAGCTATCAACAAAGTTAAACAAAGATTTTATGGTTAACTTTAATATGTTAGCTATCCACGTTATCGGCTCTGCATCTTATAAGAAATTAGTAGATGCTATGCACGTATGCGGCATTATTGAGATTGATGAGTATTGTCCACTCGGTCATTACGTATCAACTCTGGACAACTCTATAAATGAGTATTGGGATAAGGTAGCCGAAAAGCATATTTAAACAAAAACCCACTACCTTAAAAAAGTAGTGGGCGAATCAAGTTAAAAGAAAAACTAATAACTCGGTTACATAAGCGGTTGCAAAGTTATTAGTTTTTTCCGAATTAGCAAAATTAATTAGTAACTTTTAAATATTTTAGGTATGAAGACTTATAAAACAAATTATTCAGTAGCTGTAAATTGGTGTAATAATGCGCTTATCCTCTGCAACAATATTACAGAGATAGACCCTTCTGTTTATGATAATATGCGCTTTGAACTGTTCGATGAAGAAGACGGCACACAAAAAGACATTTATCAGTGGTTTCTTACAGATTGCACCGATGACGATGTAGAGTATCTGGAAAAGACATTTGGCTTGCTTTTCACTTATTCGGACTTATTGGATAAATATGTTCTTTGTGTAGACCATTTCGGCACAAGTTGGGACTATGTGGAATGGGAAACTACAAATGAATTGGCAAAAAGAGAATTAGGAGAAAAGAAGTAACTAACAATAACCTTTGCACTCGCTCATCTGTGGGTGCAAAGGTACAAATAATATAAGATATGGATATAAGTACAAAATGGGTAAGTACTGAATATAGAAATATTCAGTTTCACGTTGATATTGTAACTTTTGAGATAGCAACAAAGAAAAGCAATATTAAATCACTTTCTAGCCTTCTTGAAAATTACACAAAACTAGTACAAAAAGGCTTTATTAATACCTTTTGCGTGCTCGAAAATTCTGCTAATATGTTTGTTGTAAAGGTAAGCGCAAACGTTGATAGACTCGTTTACTTGGATATTACAACATTAAATCTAGAAATTGGTAACATTAAAGATTAGTTGTAGTTATGGATATAACAATACCTTTCGTTTTTGCCCTTATATCTTACGTATTAGGCATTATTGTAGGGCGCAATTGGAACAGATACGTAAAAGAGTAAATAACCTTTTAAAACGCAAATAAAATGAGAAAGATAGAGCAAAGAATGGTTAACGCTATAAATAATAAAGTTAACTACAGAGAAAGTAATACAGAAGTAATTGTTAAGGGTGCAAATGTATTTGTACGCTTGTATGATACATATATATATGCAAAAGTACGTGGCAAGGTGTATTTTTCCGATGGTGGTTTTAATACGGCTACAACTAGCAGCCGTTTGCGTGCGCTTGGTGCAGACTACAGCACAAATAACAAATTGTGTGGCTGCAAACTTACTAGCCAAAAGGAAATGCTTAATTTGCGTTATTACGGCAAAAAGACAATAGCATAAAACATATTGGATAGGTGCAAAGATAGTCGGTATCTGGTAGCGGTTCGATTCCGCTTGCACCACAAAGTAACATTAAATAATTAGCAATATGAATAAAGATTTAAAGAAATTAGCTAAAATCTTGCGTTCACTTGATGTTTACGCAAAGATAGAAGAAAAGGGAACGGAAAATGAATTCCTTTGCGTTCGTGAAAAGAATGGTAGTTCAAATTATGAATGGCAAATTTGGCACGATGATGCCTATTATGAGCTGCATTTATTCGTTAATAACGAATTAGTGTATGACCAAACATATTTATATACTACATTATTTGTTGTCGGACAATTAACAAGTGATATTCAAAAGTACTAATAAAATAGTGTGTGTGCCCTTATCTTTTCCCTTTGGTACACTTTATCAAGTTGGAAAAGATAAGGCTATATAGGGTAAATAAACGGCTAAATTTAGAAAATTATGAATAAATATAATAACTACACAAATGAACTGAAACGTATTGGAGTGCCTAATTATGATGGTAAACAGTACGAAGAATATTTTAAAGAGATTGCAACCTCTTATGTACTTTGCAACCTTACAGGAAGGCAAATGGCTTATGTGGCTGTAAAGATGGCAGCACAAAAAGAATTTGGTTTTAATGAATGTATGAAAGAGTTTGATATTGCTTAAAAGTTACTATAGCCGTGTGTAGTTAAAGACTACCTCCAAAAGCGAGATTTGGCACGGCACAAGTTTTATATAAAGATAGGAGAAAATAATCATGTTAGCAACAGATAAACAAATAAAGTATCTTTGCGCCTTGGCTGATAAGGTAGAAAAGATTAAGGCTATAAATAAGAGTGCAAAGGTTATTAAAGCAAATTTTCCTGAATATATAGATTGGGCAAAGGAAAGAAATAAAGGTGTAACCTCATTTGATGCAAGCATCCGAATAACAGCGTACAAAAGCATTATTTTCGGCTGCAATAATACATTTGTTCTCTGTAATATGAAACAAGTATAATAAACAAAAAAGATAGGAGAAAAGAAAATGAAAAAGTACAAAGTTATTATAGCATCTGCAAAAGATGTGAAGTTATTAAACGACAAAATAGCTATAGATAGCTTGTTTACAGTTGGTGAGACAATTACCAATAACCCTTTGCATGTTGGTATTAATGTGGTAACAGATGAGCGCATTAAGGATAGTATGAGAGAATTGGCGAACAAGCGTGGATATTGCACAAATAAAGATTGGATGACGTTTGATGATGATTTGTGCGGGCATAAATACGCAATTTGCAGCAAACACAAAAATATTGCTTGCAAACAATACATTGTGGATGAATGCGAGTATCTGAATGACGCAATAAACGACTTGAACAAGTGGAGACATTCTGGAGTGGATTTTTCATACTACATATTAGATACTGATAACAACAAAGTATTGGATTATTAAATACAACTTGGATATGGGAACAAAGGAAAAAATAAAGAATTGGTTGGATACTGAATATAATAGCCTCCACCTTAAACATATAAGCGTGCAAAAAGAATGCGAGTTAAAAGATAGATTCATTCGCTTTTATTGCAAGTTTGATAAACGTCTGATACGTATCAAGCGTGAAAAGATAAGCGTATCACCGATTAAAAATGGCGGTGTGCGCTTGTCTTTGGTAGCTTGGGGAAAATGCTATGGGCAATTTTATGAAGTGTAACTTTTAAACATTGGATATATGAGAAAGATTCAGAGAAAAATAAGTATTCCTATCGGTCAATACAAAAGTATTGAAAGATGGGGCGATACGTATTGGGTGGATGATTACACATTGGAATATGGTGGATTAATCCAGTTTTTCAAAGGTGGATATACTTTGTTTTGTTTGGGCAAAAATGAATTTAGATACATCAATTAATCTATAAAGATATGAGTGATAAAGAAATGAATTTGGCTATCTTAAACAAGTTGTATGAGATAGCCTTTGCAGTTTGGGAGAAGATGGCAAAGGTAGCCGATTACGGCTCATATACTGCAAGCGAGATTGCCAAAATGCTAGGCAAAGAATTTTGTTTCAGTAATGAGCAAAATGAAGACGAAAAGATAACTGTTAGTGTTGGTAAATATACTTGCAGTTTTCCTTTGAAGAATATCTTTTATTTTGTTTCAGTCTTCGAAAAACTAGCGAGTGTTGGCAGAAATGCAAGACAATTTGTATTTGAAGAGTCTGGCGAGTTATTGGGCAAAGTTACCTTTGAAGTAAGCAAAGGAATGAGCGAGCTTTGCAAATTTGTTGCAGATGATGAGTTGCGCCCTGTTATGAACTATATCATATTGGATGCAGCTAACAATTGTTTGGTTGCAAGCGATGGGCACAAATTACTTTCTTTTCCTACAAAGGTATTGGAACATTCGGGAGATTTATCTAACTTTTATATTTGCCCAAAGAAATTTGCTTTGATGTGCAAGAAAATGAAGAAGGGAGAAGTCTATAGTGTTACAGCCACAAAGGAAAGTGTGGATGGTAATGAACGCAATAAATTAGAGTTTGAGGGTATTACTTCTAATATCGGCTACATTGGCAGATACCCAAATTGGAAGAGTGTTTTCCCAAAGGTATCAGATGAACTCGCTTTGCACTTTGACAAAAACGCTTGGAATGAGATAAAGAAATTCTGTAAGGTTGCAAAGAAAGATGGTGCAAATACTATTAGTTTGCACGGCTTATCTGGAGAAAGTAAGATTACCTTATCTTATGATGATTGCAAGCGTGAATTGGCTATCGAAAACAAATTGCAGCATACCATTGATGATGTATCATTTATGATTAAGTCTATTATTGCTTTCGATAGTGTTGATACTTTATATCTTGGTAAGTCTTCTTCTCATGCAGCAGTTGCAACAAATAGTCTTGGTAACATCTATTTGCTTATGCCAGCCGTATATGAGGATAGAGGTTATTCTATAGATACTAGATACGTTCCATTTGATATAGACGTATTGGAAGAGCGTGCAAATGAGCGCACAAATAAGCCTACAGAAGACGTTATTCCTGCAAAGGTGGAAGATGTTACAACTGAGGAAAAAGAGTGCGCTACAGAGAAGAAAACTGAGCAAACGAATAAATCTGCAAAGGTAGTACCATTGGATAAGTCTAGCAATAAGTTTAGTTTTGATGCAGTTGGTGTAAATGTAGGCGATAAACTTACATTTGTTGATGGCACAGAGGTTATTGCAGCAGAAGACAATAAGGTATCATTTTGTGGCGAACTGTTTACGCTATCTGGATTCTGCAAAGAGTTTATGCCCGATGAAAAGCGAACAAAGAGTAATTCCTATCGTGGATGCGCTTTCTTCTTTAAGGATGGCGTTAAACTGGAAAAGCTATTTAAGGAGCAGCAGAAGAAATCATTGGTATCAAAAGAAGAGATTGCAGCCGTACCTGATGATACATTGGATAGCGTGCCAAATGAGCATCTAGCGAGCGAGAAATGCACCGAGCAGACAATTACACCACCTACAAAGGAAAACGTCTCAGAACGCAAAGAAACGACATCAACCGCAAAGGTTGTGGCTATCTCTATCGGTGTTCCTTCATGCTTGGATATTCCACCAAACAATATGTGGTTGGATATTGCAGCAAATAATCCGTTAAATTCGGCTGTAGGCTATTGCTTATGTGGTGTTGGCAAAGTAGTACATACACTACCTTTGCCACCTCCACGGAGCAAAGAAATGAGTGAATTAATAACATATACAAACTTTTATAATACATCATAAAATGAACGTAAATCAATTAAGAAAGGCTATCAAAGTAGCCAAAGCAGAAAGCAAGGTAATTCACATTGCTATCCATAATAGCCGTTTTCATATTGACTTCAATAATTGCAAGTATAGAATAGACGGAACGAATGAGCTACTTATAATAAACGACTCATTTCTTGGAGATACAATCATCTTGGATATTCATCAAATAATGTTTATCGAAACAAATTTTAAACATTAATCAATATGGAAAAGACAATAACAAAAAAAGAGGCACTGGAATATATTAAGCAGAATATAGGTAGGTGCAATTTGTCTAGCTTCAATATAGGAACAACTTATGTTGATGACGAGAAAAATGAACTGAGTACTATAGCATTTTTACGTGGGTATGTTATTACAGAGGAAATAGAGTTTTGTGAGCATCTGAATGTTCCTTGCTTTAAGTTTCCTCATGTATCACCTTGTTATATGGATTTGCATGCAGAATATACATCTGAAAGTATATGGGGTTTAGGTACATTTGAATATTTCTATCTAACCAAATCAAACTTAGATGTATTGTTAGATTTTATAAGAATAATCACTTCAAAATAGTAGAAAGGGTTAAGCTATGAACGAATTGGAAAAGTTAATGATAGCAGAATCAAAGAAGATGGCTATCGAAAAGAGCGTGGAAGACAAAAAGGTTGAAAAGTGGCATGATGAGACACTTGAAAAACTGAGTTTCTTAGAGAACTACGACTGCGAGCTTGATAATTGCAATGATAAATCCAAAATACACATCACTCACGGCAGACAGATGATAGAGATAGCTTTGGTAGGAGATTATCGTGACACGGACAAAATTTGGAGATATGATTTGGATAAGCCGCTCAAAGTCGATTGGAGATACAATAGCGCATATACCAATGACAAGTCGGAGTTAACTCTAGAGGAGTTCGTGAAAGCTTTGGTAAGACGTGGAATTATTAAAGTAGAGGGTTAAGCAATGAAAGTATATGTAGTTATCAATTCACACCAGCATGGACTGGGTGAGGCAGTTGAGGTTGAGGCAGAAGTCTTCGATACTAGAGACAAGGCTAGAAAAGCGATGGAAGGCAAAGGTCTGAACACATTGGAAAGCTATAAAAAAGCATTGGATTGTGACGATTTCCAAATCAGCGTTTCAGACTCATTCTATCACATCTCAGACAACGAGGGTGAGACGTGGGATAATTTCGATATTGTAGAACAAGAATTAAAGTGATAAGACTATGGATATTAAGAATGCAGCTCATTGCCCTATCAACGACAAAGACCTTTGTCTTGATGATTTAGTAAAAGATTTGTTCAATGATGGTCAGTACGCTTGGAACAAAGACAATACAGAAATGGTTGGATTTGTAGGAAACGAGCCAGTATTGGTACGTCAAGAAACAGACAACAAATTGTTGGTTAGATTCCTTGGCGATGCTTGGTGTCCTGATATTGTTGAGGAATGGGTGAAGAGAATTGAACATGACAAGAACAATGATGTAGATTACGTAATTGATACTTATATGTTTGGAGTGATTGAGAATGACCGAGAGCGTAAAAGTAGCGATTTTCATGTATCATTCTGTTATCGTGGACAATAAATAGCAGAAAGTAACGTTTAAAGTAATAAGAGATAGGATCAATACTCTGTTAATTCTTATGTAATCGATTGAAAATGAGAGAGTTAATTAACGT